AGACCAAAGGAACCGAGACGAACCGGAACCGGAGGATGAAGAGACTGACCCCGAGCCGAAGATCGCTTTTAATCAGACTCACGACTGGCAAAAACGCTACGGAGACCTTCAAAGCCACATGGACAAGAAGGTTAACAAGCTCGTTAAAGAGCTCTCTGAAGCGAAAAAAGGTCGGTTGGACGTAGAACTTCCCGCTACAAAAGAGGAAGTCGCAGCGTTTCAAGAGAAGTACCCTGATGTTTACAAGGTCGTTCAAACAGTCTCGAAGATAGAGGCAGATGACCGAGTTCAGGACTTACAACAGACCATCGAAGCTCTCGAAGAAAAACGTGAGGAGTTGATGGTAAGCACCGCTGAACAAGAGCTTGTCAAGGCTCACCCCGACTGGGCAACTCTCTCTGCAGACGATTCGTTTATAGAGTGGCTCAAAGGACAGCCAAAGTCAATCTCTGATGGCATCTACAATAACAACACAGATGCTCCGTGGGCAATCCGAGTAGTAGACCTCTACAAGAGTGACACTTCTACTGCTGGTGAGAAGACAATGAAGAAGAAGACTAAAGCCAAGGACAAAGCTGCTGCCGCTGAAGTGGTGACCCTTCCTCAAGGAGGTAAGGAACTCGCTACAGAAGATGGTGCAAAGATTTGGACTATGGCTGAGATCAAAGGGATGCGCCCCGAAGTGTATGTCAAGTACGAAAAAGAAATCGACAAGGCAAACAGAGAAGGTCGTATTCAACCTTAAACCTCTAAAAGAAAGTAGGAGAGCTAATCATGGCTTTTAGAACTGCTGCGGGTTATTCGAACTTACCGTCTGGTAATTTCGTTCCCGTTATCTACAGTCAAAAGGTTCTGAAGTTCTTCCGTGATGCTTCGGTTGCCGAAGATATTACTAACACTGACTATGCAGGTGAGATTCAGAATTATGGTGACACTGTTAACGTCATCTCTGAACCTGTAATCACGGTTTCTAACTATGACCGTGGTGCGTCTGTTGTTCCTCAAGACCTTGCTGACGATCAAACTCAATTGATCGTTGACCAAGCTAGTGCGTTTGCCTTTAAGGTAGACGACATTGAAGAACGCCAGTCTCACTTGAACTGGGAAGCGATGGCTACATCCAGCGGAGCGTATGCTCTGAAGGATTCGTATGATGCCAACATCATTGCTGCGATGTTAGCGGGTGTCACTACAACTATCGGTTCTGACGGTTCAGGTCAGGATGTTGGTTTCACGGGCTCAGAAATCGACCCAGTTAACCTGATGGCTAATCACGCCAAGCGTTTGCATGGCAATTCTGTTCCTTTCGAAAATCGCTGGTTCCTCGGTTCGCCCGAGTGGTACGAGCAGTTGGGTCAAACCAGCTCGAAGGTCATGGAGTCCAATACGATGGGTGAGGGTCAATCCTTGCTTCGTAATGGTCGTATGACTGAACGGCAGGTTCAAGGGTTCAGTCTTTACATGACGAACAACTTCGCCGCTTCTTCAACATCTAACTACTACAAGGTGTTGTCGGGGCATATGAGTGCAACCTCCACTGCGAGTCACATTGCTAAAACTGAAGTCGTCCGCGACCAGAATAGCTTTGCCGACATCGTCCGTGGTTTGCACGTTTACGGACGGAAAGTGTTCAGGGGCAATGCTATGTTCTACGAACACGTCCTGATTGATTAAAGGGAGGATTATATTATGGCTACTGTTGATTTAACTCCCGGCACTACTTCTCAAGTCGGTTCGACTATTAGTGCTTCGGGACGAACCCCGTATTTTGTCTCTCAAGACCTCGACTGGGCTAAAGCCGCTACGGCTAAAGGCTCAGCTTTGGCTGCGGGTGATATCATACAACTAATCGACCTCCCTGCTAACACCATGCTTATTGGTGCTGGTGCGGAAGTCACCACTGTTGCTAACAGCACGGGTGATGAAGTTGTCACTCTTCAAGCTTCTGTGGTTTCTACAACTTACGTTACCGCTCAAGCTGTTAACGCCCTTGGTTACCTCGCTGAAAAAACAGCAGGTGATACCTTCGGTGTAAACGCTGCTAGAAACACCTCTGCAGATACCTTGGACATTGTTCTAGGCTCTACAGGTGGAACTAGCCCAACGTCTGGTGTAGTCCGGGTCTTTGCGACTCTGATGAGCTACGACGGCTTCGACGGTATCAACTAGTGTGCCTGGGAACCGGAGGGGAACGTAAAAAACTCCCCTCCATTCCTTCTCTTCAAAATAATCAGCTTAAAAAGGAGAGTAAAATGAATACAGATATTAGTGAAGATGAGTGGGCTGTAGCTTAGTGGCTGGGCGTAAAATAGCCATAGTCGGTACTGCTCCTAGCAGCCGCGATTTAGCACCTTACGAAGACCCAGATTGGGAGATTTGGGGAATCAGTCCGTTCAATTACGATCTCATGAAAAGGTGGGATGTGTGGTTTGAACTACACGATGCAAAGATGTTTCTAGAACAAGGGTGGGACCCCGGATTCTGGGAGTGGATGATCAAGCAGGAGAAACCAATATACCTGCAAGAAAAACACAAAGATATTACTTCAAGTGTGAAATTCCCCAAAGATAAAATACTAAAAGAATTTACTCTAGCTTCAGATAGGAACTTCTTTCAAAGCTCAATCTCGTGGATGATTGCTTTCGCTATTATAGAGGGTGCTAAAGAGATTGGTGTGTGGGGTGTCGATATGGCACGAGACACAGAGTACGCTGAAGAGAAGCCTTCCTGTACTTACTTCCTAGGAATTGCTGAAGGACGGGGGATAAAAGTAACACTCCCTGTAGAGAGCGACTTGATGAATTCTGTAGGGCTTTACGGATACGACGACACCTCTGCTATTAAAGCGGGGTTACGCACCCGAGATAAAGAACTAGCACAGAGAATCGGCGGCTGTGAACAGGCCATCCGGGATAAACAAAACGAGGTCTTTTACCTCAGAGGAGCGAGAGACGACATCAAATATATGATGAACAACTGGTGTGTATAAAACATGACTAATTCTGTAGGACGTTCTGTAGGGGCTATTATTACTTCAACTAGCAAGACTACCCTCTACACTGTCCCTAAACAAATGTTCACTATTGTAAACTACGCTTTTGTTGTTAACAACTCCACAGGCGACATCAATTTCAACTTTGCATGGACTGACTCTTCCAGCACGGACACTGAATATGACCTGACTATTAGTAGCACCCTCATCAAGAAGACCCACGAGTACTTCACATGGCCGCTTCCGATGGATGAAGGGGATACCTTTAACGTCACAGCATCTACGACCTTAACCTGCAATATTACCCTCAATATAGACGAGGAATACACGGAGAGAGTACAGAGATAATGGCTAATTACCTTGAACTTTGTCAACAAGTTCTCTTTGAACTAAATGAAGCTAATATCAGCACGGTGACAGCTTCTAGCGGCTTCACACAGTACGTCATTGACACAGTTAATCGGTCTATGCGAGAGATCGACTCAGAAGAAAGAGGAGAGTGGCCGTGGAACTATAACTCCGGGTCTACCACCACTCAAGCAGGTACTGCTGACTACAACTACGCTTCAACACAAGTCCGCTCTGTAGATAAGGAGTCTTTTATCCTTGAACCTACAGATGTAGTGACTAACGGAACCTTTGACAGCGGGGTTACAGGGTGGACTAGCAACTCTGCGAGTGGCGCTGCTGCACACTCTACTACATCTGGCTATGGTCGTTTAGGGTTGACTCCCTCTGCGGCCACTTCTACAGGTGTTGCAGCGATGTACCAAGCCCTGTCTGTAACAGAGGGTAAGAAGTACCGTGTCTACACTCAGGTTTTTAACGATGATATTGTTCTCACAGTAGGGACAACCGCTGCAGGTAGTGATATATTGATAAAGACTCTTACCTTAGACAATAAAGGGGATGGTAAATTCTTCGACTCCACATTTGAGAGCACCTCTACAACAGTGTATCTACAATACTCAGCTAGCGCATCTACGGAACTATCTGAGGTGGACTCTGTAGTGTGTGTAGAAGATTTTAAACCAGTATCCTTGAAGGTCACCTCCCTAGATGAGTGGCGCAAGAGGTATTCACAGAATGAGACTCTCAGCAGCCCAGCAGCACACGGGCGTCCACAACGAGTCATCTTAACACAGAACCGCAAGTTTAAGCTGAGCCCACCGCCCGACAAGAACACCTACAAGATCAGATACGACTACTGGGCTGAGACTACCGACTTATCCACCAACGCTTCCATACCCGCTATCTACGGGCAGTACCATGATGTGATTGTAGACAGAACCTTATACCACGTCCACCTCATGCGCTCGGATTATGAAGCTGCAGATCGTATCAAAAAGAGGTATGAAGAGCGTATAAACGACATGCGTAGTGAGGTTGTTTCTGACGAAGAGGACTACATGTACACGTCCGACTTGAACGTCAACACGACCTACAGTGGAGTTTAAATGCCAGCTAGAGACCTCATATCTCCGCTTGTAGTGGCTAGTGAAGGCGGTCTAGTCCTTGATACTGGTGTATACGCTATGCAACCGGGGTGGGCGCAGAAGTTAGACAACTATGAGCCAGACATCAACGGTGGCTACAGGCGTATAGACGGGTTTAGCACTTGGGATTCTTCTGCGGTAGCTGCAGGGTCTACTACTTCCTCCATCCCTGTCTCAGGTATACAAATTCTAGGTGATAAAGTGATCGCTGCACGAGGGACTCACTTAGAGGTCAGCACCGGAAGCGGATGGACTAGCATCTCCTCAACTAAAACAGATGGCGGCAAGTATGTGTTTGACAAGTACGAGTGGGATGGTACAGAAAAGATTGTCGGTGCTAACGGGTTAGATCGCGCTTTCACATATGACGGCTCCTCCTTCACCACTCTTTCCTCCACACAACTTCCTTCTTCTCCTAGCACAGTAACTGAGCATAAAGGACGCTTGTTCTTCGGGGAGGAAAACGACGGTAATATAACATATACCGCTCCGTATGAAGAAAACGATGGCTCCCCTGCAAATGGAGCTGGTCAGATTAGGATCAATGACATCTTCGTAGGGATGCGCTCCTTTCGAGAGAACCTGATAATATTTTGCAAAAACAGTATCTGGCGTCTTGAAGGTAGCTCCCCCGGCGATTATACCCTCAAACCCATCACACGCAGAATTGGTTGTGTAGCACCCCACTCTATCCAAGAAATTGCAGGGGAGCTTCTATTCCTCGGCCCGGATGGTCTCCGTACTATTGCCGCTACAGATAAGATTGGAGATGTTGCGCTAGACAACGTGTCAAAACCAGTACAATCCCTCTTTAAAAATCTTCCTACAGACAATATAAATTCTGTAGTAGTCAAGAATAAAACCCAATATCGCATCTTTCTAGTAAAGAATAAAGATGAAGCTGATACAAAGGGAGTAATAGCCGCTCTCCGTAGGAAACCTGTCGATCAAGGTGGCCAGCTAGGGTGGGAATTCTCTGAGATAAAAGGGATCAAACCTAATATCAGCCACAGTGATTTCATCGGAGATACAGAGACTGTCCTGCACGGAGATATTGATGGGGGTTTTGTCTATCAGCAGGAGAATGACGACACTTCTTTCGGGGGTGCAACTATACCTGCTAAATATCGCACTCCAGACTACATTCTAGGAGACGCAGGGTTGCGTAAGATCGTTCAGCGAGTGATGACTAACTTTGAAATTGAAGGAGATGTATCCTTTGAAGTTAGGGTCATTTTAGATTATGAAAATCAGGCTGTCAATCAACCTACCGCTAAAACTATTACAGTGACTCAGGGAGGGGCGATATATGGCACAGGTATATATAGTAAGTCTACCTACGGAACAATAGGCATTCCTTTCTCTAGACAATCCCTTGAAGGGTCCGGGTTCGCCGTAGCTTTAGAGTATTCGCAAAACAGCATCAGTAACGCTAGCTACGTCATTCGTGGCTTTGATTTAGAGACAATTCCGGGAGGAAGAAGGTAACATGGCTGGTTATACAAGACAAGAGTCGTATATTGATGGTGATATCATCCTTGCAGCGGACAGCAACAACGAGTTTGATGCCCAAGTAACAGCGTTTAACTCTACGGGGGCTGGTCACCGTCACGACGGTACTGTTGCAGAGGGGTCAGGTGTCCCTGTTATCACTGACGCTGATAACGACACGTTCATCAAGGTTGAAGAGACCTCAGACATTGATCGGATCAACTTTAACATAGCTGCATCTTCCGATATTCTTAAAATGACAGCTTCTGAGGTGACCTTCAATGAGGACGGCAACGACACAGATTTCCGTATTGAGTCGTCAACCAATGCTGCCATGTTCGACCTCGACGCTGGTCAATCCGCTGTTGGTATCGGTACGGCTGCAGGATCAACCCACCTTCTTGACATTGGTGGCACAGTCAATATATCCGGGGCTATCACAGGGGCAGCAGCCTCATCCTTCCTCTCTGTAGCGACCTCCTCCAACGCTGACATCGGGCAAAATATTACTGTAGGGGAGACCTTGCAAGTTACGGGCGTATCTAGCTTCACTGCAGGGGTGGAGATGGCTGATACTCTCACTGTTGATGGGGCGTCCTCTTTCCTGAGTATTGACGCTTCAAGTGATGTGAACGTAGCTCAGAATTTTTCCGTAGGGGAATTGTCAACCTTTACTGGTGCAGTGACGATGAAGGATACTCTCTCTGTAGAGGGAGCTAGTTCTTTCCTATCCATTGAGACCTCTTCTGATGCAGTCATCGACCAGAACCTCTCTGTAGGTGAGCAGAGTTCGCTAGTAGGCTCAGTCTACATGTCTAGCATAACGTACTTGCAGGGAAGTGCTGGTACGGCTGGGCAGGTATTTACTTCTAGAGGCACTACAGGGGAGTCTGAATGGGTAACAGCTACTGCTGGTGCTACAGAGTTAAGTGGTCTTTCTGACGTATCAGTCAGGAGCACTGGGGTTGCCGACGCTGACCTGCTAGTATACACCTCTACTGGGGGTGTGTTCTACGATCAAACCCTATCAGGTGACGGTACGATTAACAATGCTGGTGTGTTGACCGTTACACAGTCGGCAGGAAACTTTGTAGTTAACGGCACTCTGCAAGCTACAGGAGCTACAACTTTTCTCTCCGTAGCAACCTCTTCAGATGTTGACGTTGGACAGAATTTGACTGTGGGAGAGACCTTCACAGTTGACGGAGCTTCTTCCTTCTTGAGTATTGCTACGTCAAGTAACGTAGATATTGCTCAAAATTTAACTGTTGGTGAAACTTTATCTGTAGAAGGGGCAAGTTCTTTTTCTTCAGGGGATTTCTCCAGTAATGTCACATTAGATGGCACTCTTTCTGTAGCAGGGGCAAGTTCATTTTTAAGTATAGAAACTTCAAGTAATGTTACAATCGATCAGAATTTATCTGTAGGCGAAACTCTATCTGTTACGGGTGCTTCAAGCTTTTCGTCTGTAGATACTTCAAGTAATATTACAATCGGTGGAAATGTTGATGGAGGTACTTGGCAAGGTACTGCTGTTGCTATAGGCTTCGGTGGAACTGGATCAACTAACGCCGCAACGGCTCTCACTAACCTTGGCGGCGTCGGACTCGGCATCGTCTTAGCTCTAGGATAAAACAATGGCAGATACACTAACTGGCAAAGGTTACGCCATAACAACTACGGATGCTGCCGGTCTTACGGCTAGTGGCTCTCAAGTAATTACCATCATCGGACTGTCGGTGTCTAACATCCATGCCACTACGGCGGCGTGGGTAACGGTCAACGTGGTTCGCTCCGGTGGCGTCGATACTGAATTAGCCCATCAAGTCAATATCCCCATCAATGACGCCCTCGAC